TGCGAACTGTCTCGCATGACAGGGCTATGCATGGCTGGTACCTTTCGCTTCGTCCGCTTCGCACTGCAGGCCGATCAACACCAGATGGCGGGCATAGGCGCTGCCAGTCATCCCGCTCGCGGCGCAGCGCCGGTCAAATTCGGCGCGTTCCTCGGGCAGCAGGGCCACCAGCAGGCGGGGCGCCTTGAGTACGCCCAGGGGCGCACGAACGCGCGGGGTATGGGATCTGGGAGATACCATGATGTAGGATGTGATTCACTTAATCGACAACGCTGACAATAGTACCGTTTGGTACTCATGTCAACATTTAGGGTACCAAATGTTCGCACAGGAAGGCGCGCGTCTCCGGGAGGAGAGGGAACGGCTCGGGCTAAAACAGACAGATCTCTGGGTTGCTCCCAAGACTCAAAGGTTCTACGAATCCGGGGAGCGTTGCCCCGACCTTGAATACTTCAAGACCTTTGCGGAACGCGGGGGTGATGTGTTGTATGTGATCACTGGCTCCCGCGCAGTCGGCGTAGTCAGCGATATCGAAGCCCGCCTGATCAACGCCTTCCGCGCCTCGCCTGAAGCCGTGCGGGACGCGATCATGGCCGCCCTGCAGGCAGGTGCTGCCAACGCGCCGGCCACTCCGATTGCTTCGCCGGTAGAACAACTCACTACCGGCAAAGACATCACTCCGGAAGAGCGCAAGGCGCTGGAAGAAAAGGCTGGAATCAGGCCGCGTTCTGAGGTTGGTGCCGTCAGGAAAAGCCGATCCGGGGGAAGATAGATTGCGATTGGTATTCAGTCACAGATACCTAGGCATCCCTACGCGTACTGAAAAATCGCCTAAAGCGTCATGAATGATGAACTGTAAAGAAAGCGGCAATCAAGTCCAAGGTAGAAAGATGGGGAGAATCTATGGGATCAGCAACACGTCACCGTCAGGCGTTTTTGAAACAGAATCCCCGTTGTGCTTTTTGTGGAGGCCTGGCTCAAGCCACGACAATTGAGCATTGTCCGCCTCGATCAATGTTTCAGGATCGAAAATGGCCGGAAGGCTTTGAGTTTCCGTCGTGTGAAAGATGTAATGCGAGTACGAGCAACCATGATCTGTTGATTGCACTGCTCGGCCGTATGGATCCCATTAATGACAAAGGCGATCAGGACGGGGCATTTGGTGGATTGGTCGCACAGGCAAACCGTCAATTCCCTGGCTTATTTGAAAAGATGAAACTTTCGGCTTCTGAGGCGCGACAAAGTTGCCGAGCCCTTGGAGTTACGCCAGCCCCTGGCAGAACGTATCAAGAGACCGGGGTAGTCAACGTGCCAGAAGAGTTTCATCTAGCAGTCTGTTCGCTTGCCGCAAAATTAGCAAAAGGGGTTTTTTATCGGGAAACAAAACAAATTTTCCCTGAATACGGATGTTTGGCGCTAAATTGGTTTACCAATGCAGATCTAATTAGAGATGGGAAATATGTTGTTTTTGATCTTTTGAAAGATTTAGGTGGAGAAGTTCCAATTCTGAAAAGATCCGGCCAGCACCTAAACAATCAATTTGAATACAAATGGTTAGCATCAAACGACATCCCTTTTTTTATTTTTCAAGCGAGCTTTGGGAATTCATTTGGGATGGCTGTGTGGGGGTGCGCAGAGAGAGGAAGACTAGAGCACAAATTTGATGAATTGAAGAAAAAAACTGGACATGACGGTCCGTTTTGTCTGATTCAAACCGGAGTCTAAAACGTGCAAGAGATCTAGGTTTGAATGATTGATTTGAAGCTATACAGTTAGGAGACTTAAAAAATATAAGACTCTAGAAAGAGCATTCGAAGCGGGGGGTCAGGACAAACATTCCAACATTTCGGCGAAACATGAGGCCAGGGCACACCCGCACCATACACCCATCTCACCTGTTGGGCGCAGGCAAAGCACCGAAGGGTAGGCACTAGCGCACGATTTCTTGCGCTTTTCCCTGTTTTGCCACTTCCATATTGGCGTAGCATGTGCTGCACATTTACTATAGATAGTCTATCAAAGGGCTGTGTAGCCTCCATCTGGTCGGCCAAACAACAGCTTGGCTGAATATTTTTGATACGGCATTGATAGATAAAGTGATACATCTTTCTTATGTTGTGAGGAGATGCTTTGTTGAATTCCGGGGATATCGACACGTTTAAAATTCTTAGTGGGTACGAAAACACTAAGCAGTTTGTCGCCAGCGTGAACGCCGCAGCTGACGACCATAGAAATGAGTTTGGCTTTTTAGCTGACAGTGTTTACGAGGAGTTTGCCAGAAACAACTGTCTTTATGTGCTGGTTGACTGTGCAGATCAAGAACCCATTTATTGTGGGCATTTGCTATTTTCTCAGCGATATCCCCGCGCCCGTGTAGTGCAGATGTTTGTCCATAAGCAGTATCGTCGGCATCAATTGGCGTCACGGTTAATTAACTACTTTTGTTCTGAACTGACCGACAAGGGTTTCACCTCTGTCTATGCCAGTGTTGCCGAGGATCTGCAGGAGGCAAATGCTTTCTGGGGGAGACACCAGTTTCATATCCAGAAAATGAAAAAAGGTGGTGAAGCTCGGCGTAGAGTCATTTTGTGTAGGTGTCGCGAATTGGACTCCCCTCAGCTTTTTCCCACCAGCGGGATGAGTACTTCAAATCCGTTGGGACTTGCTGGGCCCTCAAGCTCTGCTGTCGCAATGTTCTTGCTCGATCTAAATGTTCTGTTTGATCTGTCGGGCCCTCGACGGACAAGGCATAGTGAAGCTGTTGGGCTATTTCAGATTGAGCGGTTGAATCTTTGCAAACTTGCGGTGAGCAACGAGGCACGCAAAGAGTTGCACCGGACTGCCACACCTGGAAAGCTGGATCCAATGGAAGGGTTCATTGATGTACTACCCTCATTTCCTTCGAGTAAAAGCGGCCCACATGAACAGGTTTTTAAGGATCTGGCCGCGATTGTTTTCCCGGCTAAGCAGAAGCTTTCTGACAACGACAAGTCAGATCTTTGTCATATTGCTACGGCGATTCAGCATGAGCTTTCGGGATTGATCACACGGGATGAGGCCCTCCTGGCTGCAGGTAAAAAAATTCAGGATGCGTATGGTGTCTCTATATTGTCTCCTGATGCATTTGTGTTGAACGAATTGACAAGTCAAGAAAGTTCGTACGAGGGAGAGGACGATAAAGCTCCTCTTGTCCTGAGGTCTGTGGAAATTGCAGAGTATTCGAGTATTCATGCTCTCCTTGGCAAGCAAAACATCACTGCTTCGCAAATAGCTTCGGAGTGGCTGCCCACGGGGGCGAATGGAAGGGTCGTACAACGGTTTGCCGTATGGGCGAGAGATACGGCAATCGGTTATGTGACTTGGGCTTTGTCCGCAAAGGCTGCCACGATATCGGCCCGCATTGTCGTCGATATGGAGCATATTTCTTCCACGGACGCAGCCAGGATTATGTTGACATATCTTGTAGAGCAACAGCCTCAGCAAGGGCCACGTCAAATCAATCTTGAGATCCCTCCTTCCCAAGCAGTGGTAAGGGAAGCGGCCATATCTTTTGGATTTCATGGTGGCCCAAAGCAAAGTGGGTTTTGCAAGATAATGCTCGGTGGCGTGATGACACCTGATTCATGGGGGATGCTTCAGTCTAAGCTTTTATTAAACAGCAATATAAAGTTGCCCGATAGCATTCCTATCTATCAGCATCCAAATCAGCAAATTCAGGTCATTACTCCAGATCAAAATCGCAGATTCATTACGCTGGACGAGTTGGAATCATTGCTGTCGCCCGCACTGTTGTGTCTGCCAGGACGGCCGGCGGTTATTGTGCCAATTCAGAGACGGTTTTCAGAGCCTTTGCTTGGGCATTCAGAGCAAGCATCATTACTACCGGAAAGCAGAGTTTCTTTGTATCAAGAACGGTGCTACATCAGCGCATCCAAAACTCTTCGTCACTTTAAACGTGGGACCTTGGTTTTATTTTATGAATCAAAAGGGCGCGGAGCACTTATCGCAATAGCAAGAGTGCGACACGCTTATCTTAAACCGGTAGATGATATACAGCACGAAGATCTTGAACATTCTGTGCTAACAAGCGGAGACGTTCGATCTATTGGCAAAGCCGATGTAAAGACGATTACCGAGTTTGACAACATTTTTAAATTGCCTTGTCAGGTGCCTCTTGCTACTTTGCGGGCAATAGGTTGCGGCGAGGCCCACCAGTTGCTATCAACACACCCTATATCTGATAAACAACTGCAGGGCATATTGCATGAAGCCTTCAATTCAACACATCAATAAAGATATTGAAAACATCCTCATTTCTTTGCGTTCTGTTTACGCTAAAGGCATTTACGATGGCACAAAGAGGGTTGAACTTCGGCGTCGATCAGTAGGTGTTTCCCCTGGAACGATCGTTTGGTTGTACGAAAAGGTCCCAGTTGGCTCTATAACCGGTAACGCCAAAGTGAAAGCGATACACACAGCATCGCCAACGAGTTTGTGGCGGGATTTTGGTGCGGTTTCCGGATTATCGAAAACCGCGTTCTTCTCGTATTTTGAGGGCGTTGGCGAGGGCTGTGTACTTGTGTTGGAGGCTGCGGCGCGTTTAGAGACGCCCCTTCCTCTGACGCGCATTAGGCAGGTGATGCGAAATTTTCAGCCTCCGCAATTCTTTGCAAGAATGGGGCATGTGCACCCTGTTCTAGCGGAATTGAAAGCACTGTGAAGAAGTACAAGGTTAGGCAGGAAAAATAATAAATAGCACCGTGGGTTCGACTAGTGAAGTCGTAATGGACGAATGGAATCTCCGCCCCTCCTCAAGTCAGGTAACAAAAAGACTGAGGGGGAACGCCACTCGTCAATACTTCACCCAAATCTAGGGGCCGCTCGTAGCGCCGAGCCTCTTTCACCTTGATCGCGTGAGCGGTGGTTCTTCCCTGGAAGTACTCGTTGAAAAAGCTTTTGGTGATTCCAGAAAACTCCGAGGTGATCGACCAAAGCTTGTTTGGCTTTTCAGACAGAATACTTTCAATGTCAAATTCGCCCACCACTTTTCCAACTGGCATGGTGGCGTAAATTACTACAGTATTCACTCCCGGCGCTTTTGGCAGCGCTTTGCGAAACTCGTAGTGTTTTTCGCCGGCCAGTATTTTTTCGGCATATTCAGGTTTAATGGACAATAAGACTTTCATTAATAACCCCTCTGTGCGAAATTTTTAAAATCCGTGGGAAGATTAACTGCATAAAGCTCTAATATGCGCCAGCATCAAGGCAAGTCTGCCGATTAATTATCCGTGCGTAATACGTATCTTCAATGAAATATTATATGTGAAATAAATTGCGTGCGGGTATATTTTTTGACCCTAGAGCTGTCGAAGTTCCGCTTTATAAAAACCACTGTAGGGATTGCAGTAATATAAAAACATTGCGCGGATTTTAATGAAAAAGTCGCACAAAAAACGATTCAGGAGTGGCACCGCACTGTCGTGTTCCCCTAGATTTCCTGCAACTGAAAATTGCCAACATAGGTAGCCGAATCGAGCCGCGTAATCTTGCGCCCACCTGCGAAAAGGTGGTTTTACACCCATATCCATGTCTGTACTGTACAAAAAAACAGTATTTTTGCAAGCGAAGCGCGGGGTCAAGTCTCACAATCCAACATCTTGCAGACCAGGATGTACCGTCGTCGCTCTTGGTAAGGGCAAAATTAGACGGTTCTGCGTTCTGAACGGCAAAATGCCGGGATACTGATCTTTACAAAGAACGTAATGGACGAAGACAACGAAGTCCGGGAGTGGAGAGCGTTTCAGCCCAAGAGTGGTGGTGATCCGGTCGATCTATCTTTTCTGAATGCGCACGAAGTCGAGTATGTGCACACTTCTCCCGGGAAAGCGGATATCACATACAGGTTTTTGGTGACCTATTCGTTCCATTGTTTTGCGAAGGATTATCCGGAGCTGACCGACGCAGAGCGCGAGGAACTGATGTACCACTCACGGAAGGATTCCCGCCCTTTCTGCTATCGGCGTTACGCCCTGGCGAAGCAGTATCTGAAAGCCATCGTGCTGGGCCTCCCGAAGATTTCTGTGATACATGCCGGCTATGGAGGCTATGCTGCGTATGAAACTTTGGACGATGCGGGCAATACGTTCTGGTATCTGGTGCCTTTCAAGGTCTTCCGGGCGAAGAAGAAGTACCGTATCCATGTCACCAGCGCCTATCCTGTTTATGAAAAGCCGGGGCGTGGCAAGGTGAATTTTTTCACGGTAGCCAACTGCCTCCGGATGGGGAGGCCATTACCGCATCCGCCACAGGGAAATGCTGCTGAGAGCGGTAGTCGGAAATAACAAAGCCCGCTTGAGCGGGCTTCGCCAAGAGCTTGCGCTCCTGGTATTCAGATCACCCTTACCGGACTTGGCCTGACCAAATTGCTTTGGTGGTGGAATGTCTGGATCGGAATCCAGTCTGCTGCATTCACGCCGTAAATCTAGCACACTATTAGCCAAACGCTAACAGTTTTTTCGCTCTACAGATGTACGCCCGCACAAGTGTGGGTGGGACTGCCGCATTTCGCGCTTGTGCCCCTTTGCAACGAGTGACCAGCATCTTCCTTTAGTCCCACAACAGCGTATCCGCCAACTGGCTGGCCGCCCGAAAAGCCTTCTCGCGGCTGCGCTGCATCTGGCCGAGCTGGCCGAAGTCTGTGGTTCTGTCTTCCCACACCACCGCGAACACCACGCCCACCGCGCGCCGACGTGGGTTTTTGGCAAGGGCAAGCAGCGCCATCAGGCCCTCGATGGTGTCGGCGTGGTTGATCTGTTCAATCGGTTGGATGATGTGCATGGATGCTGCAGTGGGGGTTGGGGCGTGAATCAATGCCCGGCGGCGATCTTGGCCTGCAGCAGCGCAAGCGCCCGGCGCTCTTCCTCTTCCGATTGGCCGACCACGAATTTCATACTCGTGCCATCCGCAAAGTAGAGGCAGGCGGCAAAGTTCGGCACCTTGCCACGCCGCGCCTGTTCAAGCATGGCTTCGATGCGCTCGATGGTGTCTTCCGCGCCAGAGGGAAGCGGCTGGTTGTTCTGCTGAGTCATACGCCGTCAGTGAGTGGGCGGGCTCTCGACGCCGGGAGTGGCATCGATACCGAATTAGTTAAATTATTTTAATAATTGTAATTCGGTGTTGAGCGGCGCGGTATAGGACTGATGCCCGGATGCTTGTAGTGCTTTGTCTGGCGGGGCGTGCCTATTCAGTCGATTGTTGTTTGGCGCAAAACACAATACCGCCTATGCTTTTGTAATAAATGTGCTGTGCAGATCAGAGAGTATCTGCGCAAGGTTAGGCCCCCGTTTGCCGAACAGGTTCAGTGTCGGGTCTGGCTCTCCGCTGGCGATCTCCAGAAAGGTCTGCATGTCTGCACGGATGCTTGCCGGCAAAGGGATCTGGCTGCTGGATGGCAGCACTTGCGAGAGGCGCAACACATCATTGAAGTGTTTCTTCACGTTATCGCTGTCGATCTTTTCTCCCTGCCCCTGGCGTTCCCGCAAGTCCAGCCATGCCTTGGCTTTGAAGGGAATCAGCACAGTTTCATTGATCCATGAAAGATTGCCTTCTCGCTTCAGCCCTGCATGCAGAAGGCTGTAGTAATCGTCGTCAAGCAGGAGGGCGGAAAGGCTGGTAACAGATTCGTCAAAGGGGATCGGGGTCACGGTTCCCGGGTAGGTGAATGCCATATTGTCGGGCACTCTGGAAAACAGTTCCAGCATCTTGGGAAAGGCCGAGTCCGTTGGGCGGCTGAAGCGATAGAAAATTTTATCTTCGCCGCGTTGGCGCTCTTCATACCCACCGCGCTCCACAAAATTCCAGAACGCCCTGCCGAATTCCGGCGTCAATGCTTCAGCCAGCAGAACGATATCCACATCCTTGGTGGCACGTGCATCAAGGGCGTTTTCTTCCATCACCAGAAAGTTTGCCATGCCGCCGATCAGCACGTACTGATCGGTGAAGCCTGCAAAGTGTTCGGCAAACAGGTCGAGGCCGTTGGGGCGATTCATGGTGCAAGGCTTTCAATCAGTTGATGACGCGCCTGGGCAATGCGCTCGTCGTGAATGGCGGCATCCTGCAGACTAACGTAGAGTGACAGGCTATCAACGTATGGCGCGGTTTCGTCTGTCACCGTGGCTGGGTCGTAAGCCCAGAGCTCAAGTTCAATACATCCAGGCTGTGGGGCTTCAAAAATCTCGGTTCGGCTGGATGTCAGTGCCTTGAAACGGGCTTCTGATATCGCCAAGACCTGAGTGCTAGGTGCTACGAGCATGGTTTGCTCTGCCAGTGCGGTCAGGCCTGCCAGCGGAAAGATTTCGGCTGGCAAGTGATGCCTATCCAGCCAGACCCGGCGCACTACGGGAGAGCGCAGGATTGGGCGATACTTTTCTTCCAGCAATAGCTCTTTGGCCGTGACAGTGAGTGTCCACCGATGCTTGGTTGCAGACACTCCGGGGAGCGCGGGGACAAGCAGCTCGTGTTCCTCCAGCTCCTTGCGGGCGCGGGAAAGTGTCATGGCGCTGTAGCCGAGCCAGCGGGCGATTTGTGAGGAATAGGCGTCACTGCCCCACCTGCCAAGCAGCCCGGCAAACAGGATGGCCTGGGTGCTGCGGGAAAGCACTGCGCTTGGTTGCCGGGGTTCTGCGGCAAATCGCTCGCGCAGATCAATGCCCAATGGTGGCAGGTATAGTTGGCGATCTGGCACAACAAAGGCAATGTGGCGCTCAATCAGGCGCTTGCGCTGGGTGGGCGTCACGCTATCCAGCCCTAGCAGAACCGGGCGCTGGGCACGGCGCTCAATCAGTTGCAGGTGCCTCTGAACGTCCTCAAGCGCCGGCAGCTTTCCCGTTGGCAACAAGAGAAGGCAGCTAGTCCGCAGTAGCGTGAGTTCCCGGAAGTCGTAGGTCTGGGTCAGGTAGCGCGGGAGTTCCGCCGCTTCGTTCCAAGGCGCAAGCATCGGCGGTGGCTGGCAAAGCGTATCGCCGATATAGCGCGGGATGTCGTCGTCGAGGATCTGTCGCATTTCGTAACATAGATTAGCATTGCTAACATTGTTATAGTTAAGCACACATTTCTATGTTAAGCAATGCTATGCAAGCCAGTATTTTCAAGGAAACTGATTGATTTTTGTTCTTTATATTCAATTTCGTAACATCGTTTTTTGATGGCGAAACGTGAAGCTTGTGCCCGTCAGCTCGTAGAGAGCTTGGGTTTCAGCTCGAACTCAAACGCCGTAGTAAACCCCGAATCTGACAAGCTGTGCGTGCAGCGCGTAATGATCCAGTTGGCGCCATCGATCTCAGGCTTGAAGCCCTGCACCACCACGGGCAGCTCGGGGAAGAGCTCCGGGTGGGCCATGGCGGCGGTGATCGAGAGCGTGGCGCCGCTGCGCTGCAGCCTGAGCCATTCGGCCTTGGCGGCCCGCTCGGCGTTGATCTTGTTGGCGTAGGTGTGGCGCAGCACCTTCACCGAATCTGCCGATGGGCGCAGTGGATCAACGTCATCCGTGATTTCTGCATTGCGCTTCGAGTCGGCCTTCTCCTGTTTTTCCTTCAGCGTCTTCCACTCGGCCTTGCCTGCCTTGATCGCGCTGGCCTGCTTGGCATACACGGTGGCGAGTACCTTCTGCGTGCTGGTGCTTTTCTTCTCGGCGGTGAGCGTGTGGATGTTGCCCAGGCGCGTGGTGGCTTTTGAGCCTGAATCGTTGGTGACGATTTCAGTGTAGCGCCTGGTCTGCTTGGCGCTGGCGACAAAGGTCTTCACGGAGGTGTATTTCTTCTGTTTGGTTTCGCCATCGGCTTCGGCGGCAGCTTCAAAGGCTTTGCCATCCCAGGTGACTTCGCCCTTGAGTGCGGCCTTGATGTCCTGATAGAAGGCCCGCACGCTGGTGTACATGTCCCGCTCGGCGAGGCTGAAGCGGTGCTGGTCGCCGGAGCTGCGCAGCAGTTTGCAGGTGGGAAAGGATATGCCGGTGGCAGATTGGGCCTCGCCGATGTTCATGAAGAGCAGCATGCCTTTCTTCACCGTGGCGATGGCGTCGAAGTCTTCAGCCAGGCGCGTGAGCAGATTCACATCTGATTCGCTGGTCTGGTCCATATGCTCGATCACCTCGTTCTTGAGGCGGTCGGACACCATGGGGGTGAGTTCGTACTGAGCGGCAATGCTCTGCACGATATCCCCGATGGTTTTGCCATTCCAGCTGCGCTCTTTGCGCTCGGTGAGCCCGGTGCGCAGATCCGTGCTCCTGGCCCGGATGGTGAGCTTGTCCGGGGCGCCGGAATGCTCGATCTCATCCACGATATAGGTGCCCTTGTCGATCAGGGGCGTGCCTGCCCAGCCCAGCCAAAGCGCCAGCGTCACGCCCCTGGGGGGAATCGCAAGGCGCCCGTCTGAATCATCGAGCGTGATATCCAGCGTATCGGCTTCGAAGCCGCGGTTATCCGTGAGCGTGAGGCTTTCCAGGCGGTTGTTGAATGCGGAGGAAATATCATTGCCGGCCAGGATGATGCGGTAGGCGGGCCGGGGCTGGTCGCCACTCACGGCGCCGGAGAGGGCCGAGAACGCCTTGCCGGCGACGGAATTGGCGAGGCTGTCGGTGAGGCTCATTGCTGAATCACTTTGTTGGCAACCGCCGAGAGCAGGCCCATCACGAAACCGCTCTTGTCATCCACACGCTTGAGCTGCAGCGAGAATTCGATCTTGCGGGCTGCACCATCGGGGAAGAACTCGGTGCGTGTGGTCTCCAGTGATTCGATCACGTAGTCGCCATAGATCTTGAAGTCGCCACCAATGAGGGTGTAGCGCTTGCCGGTGTTCGCCATGGCTTCCAGCGCTTCGAGGCTCACACGCCCGGTGGCGGCGATCTCCATATAGGTGATGCCGGCGATGGTGATGGTTTCCTCATCCACGCCGAGGAACTGGTGCGCGGCGCGTGCGCCGATGCGTGGGGTGGAAGCGTGGCGCCAGGCGGTGGAGCGCTTGAGGTTGTCAAAGGCGGTCGTGTTGATGGAGAACACGAACATGCCGAGGATCATCATCACTCGCATGGCGGGGCCTCACGCTGTGCGCGCTGGATCTTCTCCCAATCGTCGCGACACTCGGCGCCGCACCAGCGCAGCCCTTCCGGTAGCGGTTCGCCACAGAAGAGGCATACGCCCGTGGCCTGTGGCCCGGCGGGCTTGCGGTAACGCAGCGCAATCTTGCGGCGCAGTTCTTCAAACTCTGAAGCCTTGTCGAATTCGTCCATGATGTTGCCAATGTGGTTAATTGTTGTCTCTCAGTTGTTGTCCGCAAGGCGACCACGTGCCCGCACGGTCTTCTGGCGGGCGTGTTCGTCTACTTTTTTGGCGACCATCGATGCAATGGCCTTTTCATCCATGCCGGGGGCCGGGTGGACGTGAATGGTCGTGTTGCCACCGGCAGCCGCCCCACTGCCTCCCGCGCCGGGCGCCTTGATCGGGGTGACGGTCTGCGTGGCCGGGCGCCCTACCCTGGCAACAGCGTTTGCGCTGGCAGCACCCGCTTGGGCAATGGCGGCCTGCGGGCCGGCCTGGGTGGTAGTTGCACTCAGGCCCAACTTCGCGACGACGGAAGCCGGGAGGATCGATTTGAACTTATCCAGCACGGCGCCGGCCACGTTCTGCACGGCCTGAATCACGGTGCCAAGCCCCTGGGTGATGCCGGTGACCAAGCCCTGCAGGATCATGCGGCCGAACTCCGAGAACTTGCCCGGCAGCTCGATGCCGAAGTAGCCCATCACCTTGGCGAACGCGGAATAGAACAGGCCCAGGGGTGACCAGTTCGTGATCAGCGTGGAGATACCGCCGATGCCGCCCGAGAATGCCGTCTTGATTTCCGCCCAGATGCCGGCGAAGAAGGCTTTCACGGTGTCCCAGTTCTGAATCAGCAGACGCGCTGCGCCGATGATGGGAAAGATGTAATTGAGGATCGGGTATTTCTTGAAGGCGCTGTCGATGTAGGCCCACACGCCCATGAAGAAAGCCTTGATCGGCTCCCAGTACTTATAGATCAGGTACGCGATGCCGGCGATGACCAGTACGATGGCGCCAATCGCCAGCACAATCGGGTTGGCTGCCAAAAATGCCGTGGTCGTGGTGACCGCCGTGCGGATCAGCGTAAAGCCGGTGGTGACAATCTTGGCCGCACGGGAGAACGTGGAGAACCCCTTGCTGATTAGCGTAAAGCCAGAGGTGAAGATCTTGGCTGTGGTAGAGAACGCGGAAAGCCCTTTGCTGATCATCGTAAAAGGGGTCAGCACGGCAGCGGCGGCCATAGTCAGGCCACCGAGCACGGCCAGCAGCAGGCCGGCGCCGCCGACGATGCGCATCAGCCATTTCGAGAGTTCCGGGTGTGCGGCAGACCATGCAGAGGTTTTGCCTGCCAGATCACCAATGAAGTTCACAAGCTGCTTGATATCCGGCGCCAGCGCTGAGCCGAAGGCCGCCAGCGTATTCACAAAGGTGCCGCTGGCGGCATCCCACAGATTCTTGAGCGTGCCGAGCTGTTCATTGACGCGCTTCTGCAGATCGGCCTGGGCGGCCATCTTGCCCTGCACTTCGTTGTAGCCGGCCACGCCCTTGTCGATCATGAGCGAGACGACCTGCAGGGTTTCCGCATCGTCACCAAAAATCGTCTTGATCACCGACAGGCGCTTCTGCGTACTCAAGCCTTTGAGCTTCTGGAGCTGGCCGAGCATCTTCTCGATGCCGCCGAATTCGCCCTTGCCGTTGGTGAAGTCCAGCCCGATGCCGCCTTCCTTGCCGGCCTTGGCGATTTTCTTGGCATCCAGCGCCATCTGGAACACCTTGCGGTAGGCATTCCCGGCGGCCTCGCCAGCCATGCCGGTCTGGTCGGCCATCACCACCAGGGGCGCAAGTGCCTTGGCACCTTCCAGGCCTTTCTTCTTGAGGATGTCCAGCGCCGGGGACATCTTCGTGAATGCCTGAAGCATGTTGTTCTGATCCACGCCCAGGTAGAAGCCTTTCTGGATTACGTCCATCAGGCCCATCATGTCTTTCTCGCTGGTGCGTGTGGCGTCCTGCATCTTGCTGGCGAAGGCGGCGGCCTCTTCGGTGGGCATCTTGAGCTGTACGCCCAGATAGGCCGTGGCTTTGCCCAGGCCGCCGAGAATGGCCTGCGAACTCATGCCCTGGCGGATCAGCATGGTCATCATGTTCTGATAATCCGCCGTGGTGCCCGGCAGCTTGTCGCCCAGCGCGGTGGCAAGCTTGTTGATGTCGGCAAACGCCTGGGGCACTTCGCCGCGTGCGTTCATCATCGCCACTTTCAGGCCGGTGGCGGCATCTTCGGCCTGGGCAAAGGCGGCCAGCGGGGCTCCGGTGGCCGCTACCATGGCACCACCGGCAGCGGCCATGCCGGCGCCGTTGCGGGCCAGACTGTCGCGGGTGCGACCGATACTCGCAGTGGAGGCATTGAGCGCGCCCCGGCGCTGTTGCACGCGGTTCAGTGCTTCAAGGCGGGTCTGCTGTTCGCGCAGGCTGGCGTTAAGCTTCTCCGCTTCCTGCTGCGAATCGCGCATCATCGCGGCCATGGTGCCGTTGGAGAACGGCAGCTTGCCGGCGGCAGCGAGTTTCCCGAGGCGCTCTTCGGTGTCGCCCAGCTCCTTGAGTTTGGTCTGCGTGGCCTTGATGGCGGCGGCAAGCTGCCGGCTTTCGTCGCGGGTGGCTTTCATGGGCCGCGTGAGGCGATCCACCGCATCGAGCACCACTTCAAGCCTGAGTTTATCAACCGCCATCATTCCTCCGTGTTGCCAGACCGTGCGCTGGCTTTCTCATGCCAGCGCATCAGTTCGGGCAGATCCATGCCATTCATTTCAGACGGCAGCCAGTGAAAGACCACCGCGATGTTTGCCATGACTTCCTCTACATCGTCGGGGAATCCGCCAGGGCACTCTTCGGCAACAAAAAATTCGTCACCTCCGTGGAGAGCTGCAGCAGATCCGCCGGATCAAGCGCGAGGACTTCCTGTGCGGTCAGCGTCGGGGTGCTGATGCGCGGCAGCACCAGCGCCAGGGCATTCACATC